CTTCTGTGCCAGGTCGACCGGGATCTCCAGGTCGGTTGCCACACCGAGCTTGTCAGCCAGGTATGAGTATTCACCGATCGGGAAGTTCTTCACGAGCGTCGGGATTGGTTTATCACCCTCCGCGATCTTGAACTCGTACATGCGGCCGAGCTTGAGGCCGAGATGCGGAGTTTCGTCAGCGAGAATGAGGCGTTGGGCCTCATTGTAGTCTTTGGGCTTGCGCTTTTCTTGCGAGCCGTCAGTCTGTGTTGCTTCTGCCATGGTTTGTTCCTAGTGGACTTGGTACCGTTTGTCTGTGTAACGAGAGACGATCGGCCATGCTTCTTCAGCTGGCACTGTGGTTTGGATGAGCTTCAGCACATCCTCATCGATCTGCGACTCGGCTACCTTGTAGTGCAAGTAGTCCGGGTTTTGTAACACCAACGCATCCCAGCTCGAGAGGTTGGTGTACTTGCGCTGTTGCTCGTACGCTTCAGCGACAAGTGACGATGGGTAGAGGCCGAACTCATCGTAAAACTGCTTCTCGAACTCCTGATGCACCAGCGGGTAGCTTGGGGCCTGTGCGTAGTGCAGTCTTCGCTCCCTTTCACCGATGGCCCAGAAGTTTCGACGCTTCCGGTTGTCAATGCCCTGCTCAGGCACACACCAGTTAACGAGATACGAAATGATGTTCGGTGCGAGCTTGAGCTCACCCTTTTCATTTCTGTAAGGCACGTTGCCAAGGAAGGAGATGGGTGTCTCTTCTTCCAGCGCGAAGTACCTACACGTGTACCCACGTTCATCGAAGTCAGTTCCGAACCCTTCCTCGTTGTATGCGAGGATGCAATCATCTCCCATGTTGATGACACCGTAGCGATCGTGCTCACCGCGCAGTATCGTATCGACTCCAACTTCAAGGACGTCCCCGAAGTAATCATCCAGTACACACAGGTACTGGCCCGTCATCGACCACTTACCGAAGTCCGGGTTGATCGAGATTCCCGATGGCAGCCCGACGTCCATGGAGAACGAGAGGGCGCTGAACGGATCGTCGCCATATAGCGGATTGAACACCTCGTCTGAGGTGCCATCAATCCACGGGTACGGGACGATGTACGGTGCACGGAACATCCGGTTCACGAGCTTGGCGACTCGCGGGTCGACGTAATTCGCGAGCTCCTTCGTGAAGAACTCGATCATCCAAGCGCCGACCGACTGGTCGTACTGCTTTACGTCGAAGCCTTTGATGAACTTGTACCTGTTCAGCTTCTCGAGGATGTGATCTGGCGTCCTGTGCTTCCACGTGAACGCAAAGTCCTCGAGATATACGGCACGCCAACTTGAGCAGAAGGTGGCTAGCACGTAGTTCGGGACAAACGACATTCCGAAGACCGTTCTCCGCCGTCCGGCGAAGTG